TAAGGCGATTAGGTAAGGTTGTATATAACTTAGCAAAAGACCATTATGATTTTCAAAAAACATTTAATATTGTTAATCCTAATAATGATATTAATGAATATACTATTAATAAAAAGATTTATGATGATAAGAGTGGTGCAATAATGTCTAGAGAAAACCAATTACACGTTGGAGATTATGATATTCGTATTGTTGGTAACTCTACTATGCCAAGTAATAAATGGGCTGAATGGCAAATTTATTTAGAGGCATTTCAAATGGGACTTATTGATAGACAAGAGGCTCTTAAAAAGACTGAAATATTTGATAAAGATGGTATTCTTCAAAGAATGGACGAAGTTGCTCAATTGCAACAAATAGTTCAACAACAAGAACAAACCATTAAAGATTTGTCTGGTGACTTGCAAACAGCAAGACGTGAAACTGTATCTTCTAAGCAGAGGGTAGAGGTCGAGAAGTTTAAGTCATCACTAGAAGGACAAAAAGCGAATACTAGGGCTGATGCAAAAGTAGCAGCAGCAAACTTACAAAACGTGGTAAAACTCCAAGAGGAGAAATCACGTGCCAAAGATGGTAAACCTCGAAAGGAATCAAAATAATGGCAAAAGAAATAGCAGACATTAAGTTTGACGATAATCCTAATCTTACTGAATTACAAGCATTAGAGCATATCGAAAACGAAAATGCTAAAGAACTTGACGCAGACAAGAAGGCGCAGGAATCTGTTAAAGATAAACCTGTTAAAACTGCAGAGCAGAAATCCGAAGGGAAAGAAGTCAATTGGGAAGAATCGGCTAAATACTTTCAATCTGAAAAGGATAAACTATACGCTGAAAATGAAAAAGTCAAAAAGGACCTAGAACAATATAAGGCTCTTGGTGACTTTGTAAAATCAAGACCTGATGTTCAAGAATACTTGAATGGTGTTGTTAATGGACAGCCACAGACTCCTGAACCAGTTGAAGAAGTCAATGCTCCTGAAGATTTTGACCCCTGGGAGGCTTATAATGACCCTAATTCTGAATCTTATAAATTTAGACAGGCTATGGAACAGAAGAACATTGAACAAGCAGTTGCACAACGCACTGCTAAGTTTGAAAATGAAATGGCAGTCAAAAGCAAGATGGAAGAATTTGATAAAGAACTCACTCAGCAAGGTTTGAACGAGCAAGAAAAACAATCATTTTATGATTTTGCTAACAAGCCTTTGAATGAGTTAGGTACAGACACACTGGTCAATATGTGGAGAGCAGCAGACCAAAGAGTTAATACTCTCGATAACGCATCTGGTAAATCAGAATTTGAGAAGATTCGCCAACAACAGCAAGAACCCACTGCAGTAGGTGTTCTTCAAGGTGAACAACCTCCGAAAACTGACCCAACCGATGCAGTTTGGGATAATATAATGGCTGCTAATTCTCGTACCAAAGTGATATAACTGTTAATTTAAAATCGTGGAAAGGAGAATAGTATTATGTTAAAAAATACTGCTTCTAATTACGTTGGGGCTACCACTGGTGACCCAACTCCTCAACACGGTCAACGGAGACGACATAACTTTGGTGACAGGGTTTACAAATTAGCCCCTGAAGAAACGCCTTTTTTTGCGTACTTAAACGCAGTTGGTAAATTCCCAACTGACGACCCAGTATTTCGTGTCCTTGAAGACCGTGCTCCTATCAAGTGGGCAGACAGAAGTTTTACTATCGCAGCAAATTCTGGAGCGCACTCAGGAGATTCAATTAAAGTCGAATCAACAGCAAATGGCAATTGGAAATGGACCGAAAATGGTGGTTCTGCTTCCGATGACTTACCTGTAGGTTCAACATCAGCAGGGGAACTTGTTGTTGGTATGTTAATCCAAGTAAACGGACAATATGCGTCAGAAAAACCTTATCAGTTAACTGGTAGAATTTCTGCTGTAGGTTCTGATACTATCCAAGTCAAAACTGTTCATAATAGCAAAGGTTCTGACCAAGATATAGCAGGTGCTGCAGGTGCAGTTTGTCAAGTTATTGGAACAGCATTTGGTGAAGGTACTTCTTCTCCAGATTCTTTCGGATATGGAATTGACGATACACAAGGTTACACCCAAATCTTTAAAACCTCTGCTTATATGAGCAACACAGCGATGGCTACAAAAATGCGTGGCTATGCTAGTGAGTGGGATAGAACTTGGGCGATGAAACTACGTGAACACAAAGTTGATATTGAAAGAGCATTTCTCTATAACAATAAAGGCATTGTGAACTCAGTTCAATACACTGATGGAATAATCGGACATATTCTTGCTAGTGGCTCAACTTGGGAAGCAACTGACGGAACTGACTTGGCTTATGCATCTAATAAGCCTTATACTCGTTCAATTGATATTGCTCCTAGTGGACAAGCAGCAAATACCGAGGCAACTTATGATAGATTCCTACAGGACTTTGAAGTTATTTTCGCACCTGAAAGAGGTGGGGCTTCACAAAAGTTCGTAATGGCATCTTTACCAGTTGTAACTTATATGAACCAGTTGAAAAATGGTTTTATGAGTGCGAGTGCCGATTCTAACGTAATGAGATACAATATGGATTTCTCATCTGCTGAAGGTGGTTTAGGACATAAAGTGATGAAAGTGGACACAGTTCACGGAAGTATCGCTATTGTTAAGAACCCACTTCTAAAAGGTGTTGGAAGTTCAATGATGGTTGGTGTAGACCTAGATAACGTCAAATATCGTCCATTGGTCGGTAATGGTGTTAATAGAGATACGTACATTGATACCAATGTGCAAACACCAGATGAAGACTCAAGAAAAGACTTAATCCTCACAGAGGCAGGTCTTGAAGTTTGTCTTCCAGAATCACACTTCTTGTTCTCGCTTGTTAGCAACGGAACACCAATTTAATTGGTAGTGATTAAAATAGTAATGGTTGGGGAGGATTATTTCTCCCCTTCCTTTGCTTATCCATTAACCATTAATATTAGCAAGGACTACTGGTATGCAGGGTAAAGGTGACAAGAGACGACCTAGTGGAATTTCTCTTGAAAAATTTGACTCGAATTGGGATAAGATTTTTGGGCAGCGTGAAAAAACTGAATCATTTAAGGCAAGATACTATACTTGTAAAAACTGTAAAAAATCCATAGAAATCACCCCAGAAGATGAGTATATTTGTAAGGCGTGTAGTACACCAATAAGTACTGTAAAGCGACCTCAGTATTATATTGGGATGAATCCAATGGCAAGAACTACGAAAATGGAGTTCTCAAACCAGACACACGCAGAAACAGTTTCTCAGTTTAGAGAACAAAAGTATGGAAAAAAATAATGTTTTTATTGTTGTGGATAAAATATGACCTATAAAGATTTAGTAATAAATCAACTTGGAGAAAATGTTGCAGCATCTGACACAGATATTTTGACAACCGATGTTGACGAATATATGAAAGAGGGTTTGCAAACTATTGTAAACTCTATTCCTAGCGATATGTTGTTTCAATTAGAATCTTCTCAAGATTTTGCAGTTGCTAGTACACCTGCTGTAGGTACTCCTTATACTCAACCAGTAGGGACTCACGCTTTAAATGAAAATGCAACTGCGTATACAGATGAAAGAGATGCTACTAAAGATTCTTATCACGTTTTTACTTTGCCTGCTAATGTAACTATTACAGCAATTAATTATACTTTGACTTGGGCTTGGGGTGGCTCTGGAAGTGGAACTTTTGCTGCTACTCATCGTGCAGGTGTAACAAACAATGAAAAAAGTTTTGCAGCAGCAGGTACTACTAAAATAACAACTACAACTTACACTCAAGATACAGCCACAGTAAATGTAAGTTTAGAGTTGCCAACATCTGTAAGTACAACCGATGGCAATACAAAAATACTTGTAGTAGTTGCAACAACGAATCTTAGTTTAGGAGATAGAACTCTTACTACTAAGCCAACAATTAGTGCAATAACTTATAGTTCTCAAGCAAGTGAAGGTGTTGACGTTGGAACAAATAAAGTATTATATGTAATGAGAGAACACGATACTGAAACTGTAACTGATGGTACTAAATTAATGGTAGAATGTCGTGAAGTTCCCCCATCATTAAAAGGAAGATTAACGGCAGGTAGTGGATGGCAAGAACAAGCAACTGAGAGTGACCCTGTTTATTATAAGCAAGGAAGTAAAGTCCATATTTTACCACAAAGTTTGTCTACTAACTCTTTAGTCTATTGGGTGAAAGTACCTCCAAGCACTTGGACAAGTGGAACTCTCCCAAATGCAAATGATTATATGGGTGGAAGTATTTTAAAAGAATTAGAGCCAATTTTATTATCATACACAGTAATGAGATGTTTACAACAAAAATTAGCAAAAGTTCAAATTGGTGCTTCAGCATCTATTGAAGAAGATATTGCAGATGAGGATTTCGATATAGTACAAGCAAGGCAAGTATTAGTTCAAGATTTAACACAAAGAGTTCAAGAAAAAGAAAAAGATTTTCAAACAGGGTTGGCATTATTACAGCGAGGTACTTACCAAGATAAAACTGGTGATGATGTTAAAAGACCTCCAACTTATACAGGGATAGCACAATAAAATGGCTGCAAAATCACAAACAGTAAGAGATATAGTAGGACAAATAGAACACGCTTTTGGAAGACAAAGCCATACCTATTTAATGCAATTAATTAATGATGGGTTAAATGAGATTGCTCAAACTGCTTTAGATAATGTTATAAGAGAGGAGATACCTCTAGAAAAAAATAGAAGATTTTATGATTTAAAAGAAGATTCTATGATTGATATTCATAGAGTAGAAATTTTAGATAGTGATTTAAAGTGGAGAGTTATTCCAGTAACTAGAACACAACCAGAGATAGGAGATGACATATAATGGCTATTAATAATAATACCGCAGAAAGTTCTCCTTTTTCCAAGTCAGTTGTCCAAAATGAAATGGCTTATTATTTTGATGATGATAAGATAGGAATAATTCAAAAACAAACCGATGGCAGTTGGGATAGTATAAAAGAAACTTGCCCAAAAGATAATGGCACATCAAAAGATGCTTTATGTAGAATACATTATCACGGAAGATACTCAGAGGCAACTTCTTTAAATCAAAAACTATCAGAAGATTTAGGTATTAAACACGGATTGCATAGTGCTTTGCTTAATTATGTTCGTCAAAGATTGATGGAAGACCAAAATGACCAACAAAGGGCGATGTACTATGGAAGACTTTTTAAAGAACAAATTAATAAATTCCCTTATAGACGTAGTGGTATAAGAGGAATTGTACCATATTCATTTAAATAGGAGGAAGGATGGCTACAACATATTATAGTGCAGATGGAAGTGCCGATACCACAGGTGCAGTAGGTGCTTTAAGTACATTAAAATTAAAAGACTCTGAACCATTGACTTTTGGTGATTCTAGTGATATTACACTATCTTATGACGGGTCCTCAGATTTATTACAATTTAAAAATTTAGCAGGGTCAGTAGTGTGGACTCTAACTCAGTCAGGAACATCGTTTGATGCTTTGACTGCTAATAGTTATACTCTGACAGAACTATCTTCTTTACCAACGGCAGTTGAAGGTCAACTTGTCTACTATAATAATGATTATTATTTAGGCTATCCGTGATAAGAAGATTTAACATAGCAACGGAAGGAGAATGATATGGCTTCGTGGAAGAAAGTTGTAAGCGAATCATCCTCAAATACTATTGCTCAAAATACCTCTGGGTCCGCAGCCAGTTTATCATCAACTCTCGCAGTCACATCTGGGGGAACAGGACTAACTTCAGCAACTCAGGGTGATATTCTCTACGCTAGTGGTTCAAATACCTTTGCAAAATTAGCAGCAGGTACTAATGGACACTTTCTGAAGACACAAGGTAGTGGGAATAATCCTGTTTGGGCAGAAGTACTTACTGATGTGGTGGCAGATACGACACCTCAATTAGGTGGGGACCTTGATACGAACTTGCAAAATATCAAATTTAATACTAGTAAAGGAATAAAGGATAATAATAATCACGAACTCCTTATGTTTACTGTTACTAGTTCAGCAACGAACTATCTTAACTTAACAAATGCAGCAGAGAATGGCGCAGTAATTTTAGAGGCTAAAGGTGATGACTCACACGTAGATTTAAAATTAAAAGCAAAAGGCGATGATGCAGTTATAGTTGAGGCAAAGGGTGGTTTAGAAATTAATAATGGATTAGGTACTAGTGAACAAAACTTCATAAGAATATATGAAGCAGGTGACGATGGAGGTAATAATTATTTTGACATTAAAAGTCAAGATACAAGTGGTAATGTAATTTTAACACTACCTACTACTTCTGGTACATTCTTAACAGACGCATCAACTCTTAGTACAACTAATGTATTAGCAGCATTAAATCAAGACTTAGATGGTGCTTTTATAATTGGAACTCAAACAGATGACGAAGGTGAATTTAAAGGTCCTTTAAAAGCAAGAACATTAACAATCACCACAGGTGGTGCAGCAGTTACAGGTAACTCAACTATAACAGGAGACTTAACAGTAACAGGAGACCTTACGATTTCAGGTGATACGACTACTTTGAATACTGCAACTCTCTTAGTTGAAGATAAGATTATCGAAGTTGCTACAGGTTCTGGTGGTGGTTCTGTTTCAGCAGCAAGTGGTGCAGGTTTGCAGGTAAATACTGCAGATAGTACTCAAGAGCCTAAACTTAGTTGGATAAACGCTAATGCAGCAGTTCCTAATGGATGGGCAGTTTATGCAAATGGTAATGCAAATCCACTTCCTGTTCAAACTGTAGAAAACTATGTAGATGCATCAGGAACACCAACAGGTATGCAAACTCATAGAGGTGCATTGTGTTACAATGTAACAGATGGTGATTTGTATTATTACGACCATACTTAATAAATAAGGAGGCTTAATGCCCTTAATTAATGCAAAAACTGGCAAACCTAAATCGCCAGACGAAGATAGAATTGGATTCACTATAAAGGATACTGAATTTCTTTTAAGACATCTTATGATTAGTAGTGTTGACGGAAAAGATATAGAAATAGCAAATAGTGTTCTTACTAAGTTGAAGAAAATCCACGAACAATTAATGCAGAAGGTGGTAGAGGTCAACTAATGGCAGGATGGAAAAAAGTAATGACTGCGAGTGGTGGGACATTTACAGGTGCAGTTACTCATAACGGAAATGTTGATTTTGATGGAGATGTTAATGTTGATGGTTCATTAAAATCGCCACCTTCTGCTGTATCTGTTTCAGCAAACCAATTGTATACTTTAGATTTTGCAACAGCAACAAACTTCCAATTATCTTTAGCATCTAGTTTTACTCTAGGCACTAGCAATACAGCAAGTTGCATAGGACAAACTGGTGTTATTACATTAATACAAGATAGCACAGGTGGAAGAACTCCTACTTTAACATCTGATTGGCAAACACCTAGAGGCGATAGTATATCATTTGATACAACTGCGAGTAAAATCTCAATGTTGTCTTATTACATACAAGCATCTGGCGTAGTCTTTGTTAATTATATGGGTAAGTTTGGAATACCATCTTAATGAGATGGTGGGTATAGATGCCAGGCTTTGGATTATTTGAGGAGTATAAATGGAATACTTCAAAAACTACCTCAACTAATACTTCCTATTCTAGAAGTACTAATACACTAACATCTAGTTCCACTAATACAACTACTACGTATGATACTGTTTGGTCTACTTCAAGTACTTGGAATACAAGCAGAACAACCTATGTTGATACTACTAGACAGACAGATAGGACAACTACAACTACTTGGCAGACTTTAGTTGATACTTTAACTACTTGGAGTACTAGCAGGACTACAACGACAACTTTCTCAACGAGTAAAACAACTACTACAACGTGGAGTACAAGTTCTACGTTTACTACAGATTGGGTATCTCAGTACGACACAAGTAAAACTACTACTACTACTTTCAATACGAGTAAGCAGACCTCTACATCCAGAACAACTAGTTCAACTACAACAACATCTTGGGCAAGTTCTTTTTCGACCACTACAACTTATACGACATCATTTTCTACGGATACAACCACAACTACAACTTTTAATACAAATACAACTTGGACAACTGATTTTACTACTACGTGGAGTACTTCAAAAACAACGACTACTACATTTAATACGTCCCAAACTACAACAACTACTTATCAGACAAGTCGAGGCACTAGCCATTCTACGACTACTACGTGGTCAACATCTCACGACACGACTACATCTTTTAATACTTCAAGGACGACAGAGACTTTCTTTAGTACTAGTCAAGGGACTTCAAGAAGCACTACTACATCGTATAATACATCACGTACTACAAGTTACAATACATCGCATACGACAAGTTATACTACATATTACAATACAAGTCACGGAACTTCACACGGAACTTCTCATACTACTACGACAAGTTGGACGACATCTTTTAACACAACAACAAGTCATACTACAACAACTCAATGGGTAACGTATTGGAATACTTATTATAACACATCGTATAATACAAGTAGAGGTACATCGCACTCAACTTCATATACAACTACTTGGCAAACAACAGGTGGTGGAAGTCCAGGAGGAGGATTTAATGGATTCTAGGAGAATATTATGGCTTGGTTAATGGGAACTAAAATATTATTAAATAATACAGAGCCTAATGAATCTGATTATAGGTTAAAATCTATTCACGATATAGATGACCCTAATGGATTTGACCATTGTTTTTCTTGGTCTATGAATGATTTGCCTACTGCTTATAATGGTGTAAATGATTATGACGATTCTAAGGACGATTGGGATTCATACAAAGATTGGAGTAACGACAATTTAGATTCAATGTCAAATAGTTTAGATAATTTTTTAAGATTTAAATATTATACACATCAGACATATACTCAGCATAATAAAGTAGTGTTAGCAGATGGTACAATAATACAAGGAACAGATGGCGAGGCTGCTCTTGTCAAAAAAGATGGTGTTTATAAGTTTTGTAAAATACAGGATTTAGTCGCTGATGATATTCTTATTAAATGGAATAAGACTGAAACTGCTGTAACTTCAAATGAAGTTCTTAATATTGTAGACACTTATGATGGTGCTTATACTCCACCTACTGGTGGGACAAACGCCAATGATTTTGTTTGGGAAGGTGTAGCAGAAGATGCAATTAAGTGTCGTTCAGCAACTCCTGTATTACATATTGGATTAAAGCCTGCAGACGTGTATTTTATAGAAGGTTATTGTTTTCATAATTCTAAAAGAGGACCCGTAGATTTATAATGGCTGCTTGGTATACATCTAGGACAACTTCTCATACAACCAGTTACACTACAACTTGGAGTACTTCTCATAGTACTTATGTACAAACAGGTGTTTGGACTAGTAGAGGCACATCAACAAGTTATGCAACAGGTACTAGTAGGGGAACTAGTAAAAGTACAGTAACTTCTTATACAACTAGTTATTCTACTACGTATCAGACAAATCGTGGAACGAGTCATACAACTACTTACGGAACAAGTCATACTACTACGTTTGGGACTAGTCATTCCACAACTACATCCTACACTACTAGTTGGACAACTTCAAAAGATACAACAACTACTTGGGGAACTTCAAAGACTACTACTGAGACGTATAATACTTCTAAATCTACTACTACAAGTTATACGACCTATTGGGATACATCTCACGATACGACAACCACTTGGTCAACAAGTAGAGATACAACAACAACTTTTGATACATCGGTATTAACAGATAAAGACACGCTGTCTGTTATATCTACTAGTAGAAGTACGACAACTCAAACAACTACAAGTAGAAGTACGTCTAAAGCAACTAATACTAGTACAAATACGTCTTCATTGACGACAACTGAATGGACAACAACTTTTGACACTACAACGACTTGGGAGACTTCTAAGGATACTACTACTGTTTGGCAAACTCAAACTTTAACTTCAACCGATACTACGACTACTTGGAACACAAGTACTACGACTACAACTACGTGGGATACGAGTAAAGACACTACTACCACGTTTGATACTAATTCTACAATACAAACCTTAAAGGACACTAGCAAAGATACTACAACTCTATGGACAACTACTTGGGCAACTGAGAAAACTACAACTTGGGAAACAAGTACTACTTGGGATACTTCTCAAGAAACAAGCAAAACAACAGTTACATCTTGGGATGTTACTCTTAGCACAACTACCACTTGGACAACTGCTACGTCTTGGACAACCACTTTTAAGACTAGTTGGTTCACGAGTTATGGGTAATTGACTTATATTGCTTTCCTTTAGTAAATTCTCCTAAATCACTTAGGAGTTAGACTTATGGCAAAAAAGAAACGTAATAAATTTAACGAGGCGATAAACAAAGCAGAAATGTTTGAAATGGGTG